GAAGACAGATACGAAAACTTAAAATCGGAGATAGAGGATATGTTTGAAACCGAACACACCACGCAAGAAATAAAGGATTTTTACCTGCGTTTCAAAGAAGAAGTCGAATTTTTGCCGGAAGAGCAAAAAAGGGAATTGATAGAATTGATGAGAAACAATTACAAAAACATAAGAATAAGGAAGTTTCCTGTTCCGCGTAGAAACAATGATATATATGTAGCGGTATAAATAATAAAAAATTGACTTTTAAAGTTTAATATATAAATAAAAAAAAAAGAAAAACACATGAATAGAAATTTATTTGAATTCGGACAATTTAAAAATAGAAAAAGCAATGTGACTATTTTAAATGAAAACGTTCAAGCAGTTGACGATCTTTACCGTGTTAGAAAACGTATTGACGTTCCTATGGCTTTGGTAAACGCATTCAAGAAAAAAGTAAAAGATGATAGTGGTAAAAACATTAGTCAATTTTACTCAGATGTTGAACTTGCAGAAGAAATTGCAGATTATATCATCAATACTTTTGTAACTATTGATAATCTCCCAGTTAATCTTATCTTGGGTGATCAATATTCAAAATCACAAGGACAAGGTCAAGCACAAGGTATGCAAGGTCAAGTTCAACCTGGTACAGAAGATTTGGATGAAACTCAACCAATTCAAGGTCAACCACAAGGACAACCACAAGGTCAACCACAGGGTCAAGGTGTACCTCAAGGACAAGTTGCGCCACAAGGTCAACCACCTGCACAAGGAGCACAAAGAACAGCAGCTCAGATTCCACCTATGCAAGGCGGACAAGCTATTTAACTAAAAATAATCAACTAATTTTGGAACTAGACAAACTTTACCAATTGTATGAGGCGAATGTCAAAATAGATAATTCACCAAGAGTCATCAATGATAACCCAATAAAAGTGGGTGACATTGTTGTGGCTTTATATAGTGGTAGAGAAGTCAGGGGAGAAATATCTGATGTTTATGAAAATTATTTCAATTTGAAAGGTAAAAGTGGTGCTGTAATAAAAATAACTTTAGATGATGTTACTGAACATTATCCTAAAAATAAGTTATTTGAAAACAAAACACTAAAAAGATTCACTGAAACTATCGAAAATAAAAAAGTTTTTGAAGAAGTAGAGGAAGAGGAAGAGGAAGACAATCCAGATAACTATAAATCTAGATCAGTTGAAAGACCTTCAAAAAGAAAAATCATAAATGATTATGATGATAAACAACAAAAGAATAACCCTGACAACCAAGTTGATTTAACTGTAAATGAAGACAATAGACTTAAAAAAATAGGTAAAGTCATCTTTTACAAAGATATGAAATTTAGTGAGGTCAACAATATGTTCGAAAAGAAATTGCTTTCCAAAGAAACATATTGGTATCTCTTGACAGAAAAACAAGGAGAAATTCATGTGGTGAGGAATAATGACAAAGGCTTCGAGATACAGCCTTTTGCCACAGCATTAGTAGGTCATTTTTTGAAACAGAATGGTAAATTGAATGAGGCTTTCAATCAAATAAAAGTTAAAGGTAATAACAATTTTTCTGTTATTTCTAATATTCCAAGTAATTCTCATAAACAATTATTGAATAGTTTAATTGGGTTATTAAGTGGTATAAAAAAATAAATGAAAATGAGACACATAAGATTATTTGAAGAATTTGTTAATGAAGGATTAATTGGTTTAGTAAGCAAGACACTTAACCCAGGAAAGATTGATAACATAGTTAAATCAATTAAAGATGAAATCATCAATAATTTTAATTATGATAATTTAGTTTATAGAGGGGGCAGTAGTTCGGCAGGGTTAAGGTTTGTTGGTCTGTTGCCAATACCACGTGAATATGATTATTTTGATTATACAACAGAGAATGGAGATAGAATACACTCTGAATATGATGTTTTGTATTTAAATGATAAAGATATAACTTCTATAACAAACAAATATTTAATCATAGATATAAATAAATTTTTAAATAAAAAATATCAAGATTATCATAAAGAGTTGGGTAGAGTTAGACAAAGAGAAAAAGATATAAAAGATAGAGAATTAGCTCAACACATAAGAAATGAGTATTAAAAAAATAATTTTTCAATGAAACGTATAAATTATTCGAAGATTTTTTAGAATATAGAGGTTCTGGTGAAAATTCAGTGTTTATGAAACCTTATGATCAAAGGAGAGAAGCAGAACATCAAGCTAGATTAGATAGTTTATTGGATGATTATGAAAAAAGAAAAGGGTTAATTTAAAACATTCATTTAAATTTTAACTATATTGGATATGATTTATATTATATCCAATATTTTTTTTGGTAACCCAAAAACTTCAAAACATCAAATAGATTATTTTGATAATCACCTATTACCTTTTTTTAAAAAAAATCCACCAGAAAAAACAATAATATATGGTGATTTATTTTATAATACTAACATAGTATCTTTTAAACTATTAAGTAAAGTTAAAGATTTATTAATCAAAATATCAGAAATCACAAAAATAGAAATATTAGACAACGATTATTGTAAACCAATATTTCAAAATATTCCTAATATAAATATAATAGATTCAGATGGTTATGAACAACCTAATATAACAATACCTAGACCAAATCTTTTCCAAATGAATAAAGATGATAAAACAACACCTGGTTTGTTAATTGTTAAAGGTGATAAGAATAAACTCATAGAAAACACAATAACACCAAGGTATATTGAAATTCCTATAAATTCCATAGAAGAGTTAGAATCACTTGAAAAAACAAAAGATTACATAGACTTAATTATTAATAGTGAATTACTTGAAAAAACTGAATATAAAAACAAAATAGATATATTCTTAAATAAGAACAATTTCAATAATGTATTTTACACAGATAAGAAAGAAAAAGAAATAGTTATTGTGAAAGATAACCACATAAGAAATATACTTTTTGATAATATAGATCAAAATTTAAAAACTACTCTCCAAGAAATCTTCTATTTATATGATGAAAAACACACTTAAAAGTGTGAACTTATTTTGACATATTTTTATTTATATATAGTTAATACAAATAAAATAAATGATATGTTTAAAAGAGTTATTAAGAATGCGATTTACAAATTAATTGAAATCGTTGAAAAAATAGAATACAGAAATAATAAATTTGACCAAGATGATCCATTAAAGAAAGTCATCAATTTCTTACCTATAGAAAACCTTTTGGTAGAAACAGATTATGGATTTGTACCAATAGAAGAAATCAATATAACACAACCTTATAATGTTTATGAACTTGAATTAGAAAATGGTTTAACTCAAGAATGTGCTGATATACATGGTATATTCTGTGAAGGTCATATTATAAAATTCTTAAAAGATATGACAACAGATGATAAAGTCTTAACCAAACAAGGATTATCTAAAGTCAAATCAATAAAGAAATTGAAATCAAAAGTATCTATGTTTGATTTATCTATTAATTCAAATGAACATAGTTATTATGCTAATGATATATTAAATTTAAATACTATTAGTGCATCTATTGTTATCTTACATACTTGTATATTCAATGAGGATAAATCTGTCATGATCGTGGCTAATAAGTATGATACCGTTAAGGAAATTATACATAAGATAAAAGATATTTATAAATTATTACCTTTCTTCTTGAAAGTTGGTGTTGAAAACTGGAATGAGAAACAATTGTCTTTTGAGAATAATAGTAGAATTCAATGTCAAGCGAGGTCAAAGGAACCATCCATCGGTTTTACCATTGACTTGTTATATTTGGATGAATTTGCGAAAGTTCCTGACAATATTGTTAGACAGTATTATGGATCTGTTATTCCTACTGTATCTGCAATTGAAGGATCAAAGGTTATTATTACATCTACCCCTGAAGGATATAATTTATTCTGGGAACTTATAACTGATGCTGAAAGACCTAGGGAAGATCCTAGATGGAATAAATATGAACCAATGAGGGTTTATTGGCATCAGATAAAAGGTAGAAGAGATATCAAATTACTTTTCCTTGATTATAAATTAAGACAATATAACTTAACAAAAGAATATGTTGTTGAGAAATTACAAGAGATGGGTTATGAGATGTATGAAAAGAAATTAGAAGCAGATTACTGGGATTTCATTAAGTTTTATGAAGATGATGAAAAAACAAAAAGAGAGAATGTTGACATTAATTTAATAAGACAGATAAGAATAGATGAAATAATACCTTTACCAGAATTATGTAGAATAACCAATTGGCAAGAAGAACAAACATCTATTGTAGGTGGCGAGAGTATGTTCCAACAGGAATATGAAATTCAGTTTATCACAGATGATAAATTACTTTTCGATAGTTTGATGTTTGAAAATTTCATGAATGAACAATGTGAATTTGAAACACCTTATATAGAACAATTGGATAAGAAAATAAAATTACCATATAATTGTGTCAAATTCATCAAAGACAGACCTGATTTGTTTGAATTAGAGAAAGCTAAGGATTACTATGTCACGATAGGAGTAGACCTCGCAGAAGGTCTAGGATTGGATTATAGTGTATTTAATTTCTTTAGATTACTTATGAAAGATGAAAAATTGATAGAAAAGAAAAAAGATTTCATAACTAACAAATATGAAATGTTTAAGTTAGAACAAATTGGTTTAATGAGAACAAATGTTTATTCTATGAATGAAATGGCACATATATTATATGTGTTAGTTTTTGAAATATTTGATCCAGATAAAGTTAGAATAGTTGTTGAAATGAATAAGAATTTAGGTGTTGATTTATTAAATAACTTGAGACATGTATTTAATGATAATAATGATTTTATGGATTCAATATTTGTTAGGTATATACATAAAGAAGGAGATAAGAAATCCAAAATCGGTTTATTGATTGGACATAATAAGAAATTATTATTGAAAGATTTCCAAGATGCCATTAAGAAAGACAATATGGTATTACATAATGAAAGTACTATAATAGAATTGAAATCATTTTCTAAGAAAGAAACCCCTAGTGGAGAAATAACATTTAGATCTGAAAGTGGACATGATGACTGCGTTATGTCATTGATTAATTTAGCAAGTATATATGATAATGTTGTTTATAAGGATTTTGTAGATACTTATGCTGATTTCACTTTAAGTGAAAGAGAGAAAATGTTAATGATAGGATTTTTATCTGAAAGAGATGATGGTACTTTGATTAATTATCATACTATGACTAATGCTAAAAGGAGATTTTATCCTAAAGTTAAACCTGATATAAAACCTATTATTTTTAATAGTCCATTTGAGGAAAAAGCTGGTATGTTGAAAAATCCATTTGAGAGGAAATACATTTAATCTTTGTATCTTATTTGACCTTCACCTTTACAAGTTTCACATTGACCTTTTTCTGTGTATCCTTTACCATCACATTCTACACATAATATAATGATTTCTTTAGGTTTTTCAGTCATTATGAATTTTTAAACTTTTTAGTTTCAGGTTTATATATTAAATATAAATTTCAATTTTTAACATAATACAAATTTTCAAAATATTTTCAAATAATTTTTTTTATAAGAAAAAAGGTTGTACTTTTGTATTGTTAAATAAATAAAAATCTATTTAGTCAGCGTGACTTATACTGAAAGGCGCGATAATGTCAACCCACGAGTAGGTTAATAGAAATAGATTCTTTGTGAAAGCGATATAATAGATGCGATTTCCACTATATATTAGAACTGAAATCCTCTATGAGTGAAAGGGTCTTTTCAATATCAGCTATGACTTGGCGCTACAATGCTTAATACGACGAATGTCGTCCCCTTTGAATAAGTCAGCAAAGAGAGATTAATTGTTCTTTGAAAGATTGAAAAATAATTTGTGGCAGAACAAGGGGTCGCCAGCCCCTAATGCATCGTACCCATTGGCTGAAAAGCCAGAGGATCGAGTGTTACAGTTTTCGAGCTATAAACCTAAAGATGGCAAGGTTGGCCAACCTTGACCGGCGTAAGAATCAGACAAATCGTATAGAGACATACTGATGGCTGTATCTGATTGGAGGTAATCATCCCTCCCGATCCCCGAAAGGGAACGCGAAATCTGATCAATTTCACGGGTCGTGGGTGAATAATAGTTGTCGAATTCCTAGGATTATGAGTAGTCAGGAATCTCATCAAATTTTTTTTCAATTCTTTTTAAATTTTGGTTCAACATTCACCAAGTTGGATAATCAAAATCGAAGTAAAGATTAAGTTCTTGAAAAGGCAGTAGGTTATCAAATGTAGTCAGAAACTACCAAAATTTAATTCCTACCTCAAGTTCGCGCATGTCCCGAACCTCTGATAAGACCCAAAAGTACCAATTTATGTAGGAATTAAAAAAACCAGACTCAAAAGGTCTGGTTTTTTTATTTTTTATTCTGTTCCCACCAATTTTCATTATTGTCTTCTTCTTCATTTGGTGGTGGAGGTGGTGGTTCTTGTTGTGGAACATTTTTAAATATTTCTGGATTTACCCTATATTGTCCAGGTGGTAATAATTCAATACCTGGTGGAACCTCACCAGGTGGTTGATCAACAATATCTTGAGGTGGATAAGCTTGATTTATCCTTTGTTGCATTTGCAAAAATCTATGTTGTTAAGTAACTCTATCCTGAAATGTAGCTAGTAATAAATCTGTTTCATCACCTCTACGTCTAGGTATATCTAAAGGCCATCTAGCTACTAATCTTTCTCCTCTTTGTAACATTAATCTATAATCCATATA